AACGGTGGCGGCACAAGTGAGCCAGACGGAATCTTGCAGACTAACGGCATCGGTTCTGTTGCTTTGGGTTCAAACGGTGGTGCGATCAACTATGCATCAATCGTGGATCTCGAGCGTGAAGTGGCGATCGACAACGCACTGACAGGATCATTAGCATACTTGACCAATCCAAAAGTAGTTGGCGAGATGCGTCAGACTCCACGTCAGACCTCAGGTGTTGAAGGCAACTTCATCCTGAACGACACCAACATGCTGCTCGGCTACAACGTCGCATCAACGACGAATGTTCCATCTGATCTGACAAAGGGTACGACTTCAGGCGTATGCTCTGCGATGATCTTCGGAAACTTCAATGATTTGATGATCGGCATGTTCGGCGGACTCGACGTCCTGATTGATCCTTTCAGTGGGTCAGCAAATGGCACAATCCGCGTCGCAATGTATCAAGACATCGACGTGGCGGTTCGTCACGCGGAGTCTTTCGCGGCAATCCAAGACATCACCACAGCGTAATGTCTGAAAGAGGGGCGACTTCGGTCGCCTCTTTTTTTTATGAAACCAATCGAACATTTCAAAGACAAACACAAGGGCGAGAGCTGCGCGGTTTTAGGTGGCGGCGTTTCCCTGCCGATTGATCTTCGGAAAATTGATCCAGTCGATCGGCTGATCGGCGTTAATCAACACGCAATGATTCTCGATCTCGATTACCTGGTGTTCCGGGATCGGCATATGCACCAATACGTTAAGGATCTGCGCGACGTCTGGCTGATCACTCAATCCAATAAATTCAACGACGACAACATTGTCCACGCAGGCATTGCACCGTTCATCGGTTACTCGGGCGCGTTTGCGATCTGGGTGGCGGATTATATGGGATTCGATAAGATCTGGATCTGCGGCATGGATCAGTACGATCGAAAGTATGATGATCGCGAATACTGGTGGGATGGACCGCAGCGTCATAAAGGTAACGGCATCGACCACAAGGTCTGCGCGTCGGATCTGAATTTACTGAAAAAGTTTTTGAATGAACAAATCAAACATCCCGAGCGTGTATACTTCGTCTCGGGTAGATTGAAGGAGCTACATCAATGAAAGTCGAAATCACTCGCGGCGTTGTTTGGGACGGTCATCATTGCGATCCAGGTAAAGTCATTGACATCAATCGAGCGGATGCAGCTGCACTCATCGCACGCGGACGCGCCAAGCCATACGAACCACAGGTCACAGAAAATCGTGCAGTCGGTGTCGAGAATGCCGATCTGGACTATGCGGTGCAGACGCGCACATTCAAAAAAAAGCGTGGACGTCCAAGAAAGAAAGCGGGCGATGAGTAAGCTAATCAGCGAGGAATATCGCAAACTTAATCAGCAGCTGCACAAAAAGCGCGCGGATTATGGATCAAGAAAGCGTCTCGACATGTACGATCAGGTGCGATCGCTGATGGCGTCGCATGAATGTCAAACGGTTTTGGATTATGGCTGCGGAAAAGCCACGATGTCGAAGTTCATCGACGGTGTGACGAATTACGACCCATGCATCAAAGAGTACAGCGCACCGGCGACACCGCATGATCTGATCGTTTGCGCGGACGTTCTCGAGCATATTGAGCCTGAGTCGCTTGATCATGTGTTGGCGGACATCATCAATAATGCAAAAAAGGCGATCTACCTGGTCATCGCCACGCGCGCCGACAGCACGAAGACGTTACCAGACGGTCGCAATCCACATCTGATTGTCGAGCCGGGTTCATGGTGGCTGAGAAAGATTAAGTCGCTGCTTCCATCCTGGAAGGTGAGCGCATCGATTGATCCATCAAAAGGCGAGGTCAAACTGAAATGTCTGAACGTCTCAAGTTTCTAACAGTTCTTAAATCCGGCGGCGAATATAAGGCGTCGCACGTTTACGCACTGCGTGACCAGGTGAATCGATGGATTCCAGAGGCTGATTTCATATGTCTGACCGATGCCGATCTGGAATGCGATACGATCGAACTGGAAGAGAACTTACCGGGCTGGTGGTCAAAACTCGAGCTGTTCAAACTCGACGGTCCGATCCTATATTGTGATCTCGACACGGTGATCGTCGGCAGCTGCTCAGATTGGATTGAGCGCATCAAAGATTTTGAGTTCGTCTGTCTGCGTGACGTGTATCGGGGCAAGGCAAACAAGCTCGCAATGGGATCCGGGATCATGTACTGGTCCGGCGATATGCGGCGCGTCTGGGATGCATACTGCCAAGACGCCATGCCGACCGATATACCTGGCGGCGATCAGTCATATCTGGAAGCGGTCATACGCGGCGCGCATTATCTGCAAGACTACGCGGATAACGTAGTTTCTTACAAATCTGACATTCGAGATGGAAATTACAAGGCAAAGAACGCGAGCATCGTCTATTTCCACGGCAAGCCGAGACCTTGGGATCTGAAGGATCCGATCGGATGCTGAAGGTTGTCTGTTTTTTATGGAAGCGAATCGCGACTGGTTATCAATTACCGGCGGCGTGTGACTACGATTGGAAGCACGTCGAGATCCTGCAAGCGATGGTCAAGCGTCACCTCAAGATTCCGCATGAGTTTATCTGCATCACGGATTATCCCAATCCGCCGGAATCCATCAAGACGCTGCCGATCTGGGATAAGTGTCGGAACCTGGGCGGATGCTTCAATCGCTTGTATGCATTCAGCGACGACATGCAGGAAATCGTCGGTGGACGGTTCGTCATGATCGATCTCGACTGCGTGATTATGCGCGAAATCACGCCACTATTCGACGTCGAGGATGATTTCAAGATCAACGAATACGCGCACAAAGACCGCGATCAATACTACAACGGCGGAATGATCCTCATGAATCCAGGCGCGCGACGTCAGATCTGGGATCAGTTCGATCCAGACGAATCGCCGAAAATCCTGAAAGGTTTGGATTATGTCGTCGGCTCAGACCAAGCATGGATCCGATACGTTCTCGGCAAAGGTGAGGCACGATTCACCGAGGGCGATGGCGTGTATAATTTCATCAAGTTAAGTCGAAACCAATTACCCGGCAACGCGAGGATGGTATTCTTCGCAGGGAAGCGCGACCCATCGACGTCGCGTCATATTGGATGGGTACGGGATCACTGGAGAATCTAATGGCAGTCGAAACAGACATCGAGCGCGCGATCTTTTTCAGTCAGAATGACTTCGGAACGACGGCGACCTATACGCCATTCGGCGGTCAAGCAGTCGAGATCAACGGAATTTTCGACAACGAGTACGCGCTGATTGATGCAGGCGGTGGCGTCGGTGTCGCATCACGCGAGCCGAAGTTCCAGACCGAGACGGCGAGCGTACCGAATGCAGCCGACGGTGATACACTGGTCGTTGATTCCATCACTTACAAGGTGCGAGTCGTCGAGCCGGATGGCACGGGAACCACGACCCTGATGCTGGAGAAACAATAATGGCACACGCAAGAAAGGCAATCCGCGATAATATCATCCAGGCGGTGACCGGCCTCACGACGACCGGCTCCAACGTATTTCAGAATCGCGTCTATCCGATCGAACAGAGCAGCCTGCCTGGTCTGATGGTATTCACCAACGAAGAGACCATCGAAGCGTCGAGCATTTCACCACCACGCACTCAGATCCGGCGGCTGACTGTCTCGGTCGAGGGTGTGGTGCGCGCGGTTGATAATTACGACGACACACTGGACAGTATTTGCCAAGAAGTCGAAGAAGCATTGACGGCGGATCTGACTCGAGGCGGCCTGGCGAAAGATACATTGATCACCTCATTTGAGGCGCAGTTCAATGGTGACGGTGATCAGCCGATCGTCATCGGGCGTATTACAGTTGAAATTGTGTACGCAACACTGGAAAATGCAGTAGACACCAGCGTGTGAGGTTGGTATATGAGCAAGCGAATCAATATGTGGCTGCCAGACGGCAGTAATAAAGTAGAGATCTTCGAGAACGACAAAGCGCGTTTTCTTAGTAACGGCTGGATTGACACTGATCCGGCACTTCAAAAAACCATCACTGAAGAGGTAGTAGAAGATGGCGACGTTTACCGGAAGCGGCGGAACCGTAAAAGTAGGATCAGTGGAAGTGGCGGAGATCCGTTCCTTCTCGATCGACGAGACGATGGACACTCTTGAAGATACTGCGATGGGTGACACCGCGCGGACTTACAAGGCGTCACTCAAAAACTTCACAGGATCAATCGACGTGTTCTTCGATGACACTGACACAAGCGGTCAGGGTTCATTGACGGTCGGATCATCGGTCACTGTCAATTTCCAAATGGAAGGCTCAGAGAACGGCGCTCACTTGCTAACCGGCACAGCATTGGTCACAGGTCGCACAATCAATTCATCGTTTGATGGAATGGTCGAGGCTTCGCTGTCATTGCAGGGTTCAGGTGCGCTGACTGAAACAACGGTAGGTGCATAATGCCAGCCAAAAAATCAGCAGGGGCGTCCATCATTGGGCGCGCGGTTGAGCATTACAAATCACAAGCGGTCAAGCGCATCGAGATCCCTGAGTGGGGCGATGACGAAGGACCGCTGGTGGTGTACTGCCAGCCGTTCACATTGAGGGATCAATCCAGGATCCAACAATCGACAAAGGGTCAACCACAAGCCGAGGCACTTGCCGAGGTGGTCTGTTTGAAGCTGGTCGATGAAAACGGTGACAAAGTTTTCAGCATGGATGACAAGACCAAATTACGGACACAAGTCGACGCGCAAGTGTTGGCTCGAGTCGCCGGTCAAATCATGGGGCTGAACCAGGAGATCTTGGAAAAAAACTGAGGGACTCTTCGGAGCGTCAATTCAAGTTCATGCTGGCGGATCGTTTGCACATGACGGTCGGCCAGCTTGAAGAAACGATGACTTACGAAGAGTTCATCGAGTGGACGGTGTATCTCACGATACAGCGAGAGGAAGCCGAGAAAGCGCGGAGAGCAGCCAAAAATGGCACAAAACATCCAATTCGACATCAACGCTAATGATCGAACCAAGGCGGCGCTCACGGGCTTACAGAACAACCTGAACAAGACGCAGACTGCGGTCGGCGGATTGACGAAGGGTCTCGGCGGCATGACCGCTGCGCTCGGCCTCGCGGCTGGCGCGGCGGGTTTTGGCGCACTTGCATCGAAGGCGCTCGAAACAGCCGACAACCTGGCGAAGGTCTCAGATCGAACCGGGTTCGCGGTTGAGCGTCTCACCGGTTTCCAACTGGCGGCTAACCTGGCCGGTGTCTCCACCTCTGATTTCAACATGTCGCTCCAGCGGTTCCAAAACCGGACGGGTGAAGCGGCAGCCGGAACCGGCACAGCGCGCCAAGCGCTCGAGGATTTCGGGATCAGCGCGCAGGAGCTGATTAAATTACCGATCGATCAGCAGCTGTTGATCATCGCCGATGAGTTCTCAAATCTCGAAAACGCCTCGGTCAAGACCCGCGTCGCGCAGGATCTGTTTGGTCGATCCGGTGTCGCGATGATCAATATGCTGACAGAAGGCAGCGACGCGATCGATGACCAGATCGCCGGGTTCAAATCACTCGGACTCACAGTCGACCGCGATGCACTGAATAGCATTGAGCAGTTCAACGACACAATGGCGCTGCTCTCGAGTCAGCTGCAGTTCGCGTTCATCAACGCGCTCTCGGATGCCACACCGGAGATCACGAGGGTCGCTGAAAAACTGTCCGAGATGGCGGTTCCGCTGATCGGTGGTGTCTTGGATGGGCTGACCTTTATGCTCGAGAATCTCGACACCATCACGGCGGCACTGAAGGCATTCTTCGCGGCGATTATCGTCCAGCGTGTCCTGGCATTGGGAGCTGCACTCGGCGGACTGATTGTCTCGCTCGGGTCGGCCACCACCGCACTCAGTCTGTTTACCACCGCATTCAAGATCTCGCCGCTCGGTCGGATCGCTGCGGTTACTGCGGGGATTCTGACATTTTCCGACTCTTTGGATCAATCGTCGGACTCGACC